ATCTTGCTTTCTGATGCTTCCGAGTTTGAAGGTGGAGATTTAGAATTTATGACGGCAGACAATAACCCTCCGCAACTCATACAAGGCCAAGCTATTTTCTTTAATAGTATGATTCGTCACCGTGTCGCTAAAGTGAAGAAAGGAATGAGACGATCCTTAGTGATGTGGTTCGGAGGACCTCCATTTAGATGAACCATTTAGATGAAGCTGAGTTTCCTGACGCTATTGACTGGTTAAGTGAAGAAAAGTATAACTTAATAAAGGAGAAATATAATAATATGCCAAAAAAGAAAAAGAAAAAAGGTAAGAAGAAAAAAGCTAAATCTAAAAAGAAAAAGAGAAAATAGTTAGGATGTGGAGTCCTGATCGTCTGTTTTATTTGACACTAGTGATAGTTTTACTGGCGTCTTTATACTTTCTGACGTTGATTCCGCACTAGCTAAAGCCTCTTTGGCTTTCAACAATCTCTCGTTCTTCTCTTTGATTGATCTCATCTTGTCGTAGAGTTCCGAGAGATTCATGTCATCAATATTGCCATGTCTTATAATCTTTTGATCAATGTAGTAACCGGCAGCTTTGCCTCGAGCTATTTCAGTAGTAGCTGCGCTCGCTAGATTCCTGCTGTCTTTTTTACCTTGGTCTCTAATTCTTGCCAATTCTTCTAAATGACCCTCAAAACTAATGCCATATTTTTCTCTTACTTCATCTCTTAGATTACTAATGTAAGCACATACTAATGGAAATTGCTTTGGATTAGTTAATCTAGATGCTTGCACTGATGGGTGTGAAAGTCCCGCTCGTGTTGCGGCTTCTGTTTTAGAAACAGGAATGCCTTCTACTCCATAGACCAAGAGACTAGCAAATTTCATTTGCATCGGTGTTAGAAATTTATCCGGTCCAGATTTAGTCATATTCTTGACAATATATAGCACTTAAACTATAAGCGCAACAGAATGGCGATTACAGGAAAGATTCTAAATCACGTTATAAAGAAATTTATGGTGGCTGAGGTAGCTCAGAACGCGAGAGTCCAAGTGGAATTACCAAACGGTGAGATGTACGATATGACGGATATCTTACTACTCGAGAACGTAGTGATTGGTGATAATGAGACCCATCGACTAGTTTTTCGGTGTAGGAAATCTCCATATAATATTGGCAAAATCATCGGTAAATTATAAAGCGCGTTAACATGGTTAGACCACCCATGACAGAGCGACACCTTTGGAGAAAATTAAAGAATGAGTCTAAGAGAATTACGTGGACAAGGCTGGAAAATTGGGCTTTATTCGGCACTCCTGATCTTTTGGGCTACGCTCCTAGTGGGAACTTTTTCACTGTTGAATTAAAGGTAACCACGTTAAGAAATGTTAACTTTGTGCGGTTCTCCCCGCACCAAATATCTTTCCACATTAAGCATAAAAAAAATACTTTTGTCCTGGTAGCTTGTGCCCTGGACCAGCTTGTACGCTTGTACTCTGGGTCCCAGGTCCCCGAGCTTGTAGACTCCGGACTCCGGGAGCTTGTACCCTTAGCTTGTGGGCTTCCTGACTGTGTACGATTCCTTGAAAAAATTTAGTGTATCTTGTAGTGGACTTCATGGACATCTCTAGACCAACACGCTCGACAGCTGCCGCAGTTGTTGCCTTGTTCAGGCGCCGGGCATAGGTGACGCGTTGCGCCATATATTGGTGCATCCTGGTGACTCACCACGGTGGACCAGAACGGCCAGGCATTGCCGGGCTTCGTATCATTTTTGGCGTTGCTTAGTCTAATCATTAAATTTTTTGGTATACTATCAGTACTTAATGGCAAAAATTTGCGCTCTTGAGTTGGCAGCCAGTGCATGGTCTCTGGCGTAAGCTTGCACACTTCCATGATGTTGATGAGGTGCTGGACGCTCTGCAGGTCCCCTGAGTCATGCCATCTAAAAAATTTTTTTCCTTTAATTAATACAGCCATTGCCTGGACCCAGTCGCCATGACCGAGACTCTCCAGCCTTCTGGTTAACGCTTCCTTAACATTTGGGAAATTGTAGCGGCCCTTGAATGCATAGCAGCCCCAGCAGGGGGTGCCCGGGACCTCGCGCAGCTTCGCGCCAGTCTGGCATGCGACGGCCGGCAGGTTATAAGAGCCCTCAGGCATCTTGCCAGGAGCTGACAACCCTCCGGTTATTTCTTTCGCTTCTTTCTTATTCATATTTCTAGATTATTTTATAATTGTGTTTATTTCATGGGCTAATATTTTGAGTTGGCGCTTGAGGTCTTTGTCTTTATGGGCGGGCCCACCCGCTTGGGAGCTTGGAACCTTGTCCCTGGATCTCCAGCCCCCCGGCGGTGTATTTTCTTTATTGATTTTCTTTATTAGTTTTTTTAACTTCATGCCGGTTGGCCAGTCACCTGCAGCCAGGCGCCATCTCGTAACACTTGAGACACGTCGGTAGCCCAGACGCTGCCATGCTCGTCGAACATGCCAATTTCTGAACCCTTGGACCAGATCAGGATGGTACGCTTCAGCCCGCGTCCCTGCTTCGGGGACTCGATGAGCTTGCCAGACACTGGCGTGCCCAGCTGTGTGGTCCTGATTTCGTCATTTTTTTTAAGGTCTTTATATTCTACTTTCATTTTTCCTCCATTGTTAGCGCTGGCCCTGGCTTCATTGAATACGTTATCACGTTTCATCAGCACCAGGACCGGTGGATACTTTCACAAATTTATTGCACCGGGAAAGTATCAAACGAGGGCAAGATCCCACTATATCCCAGAGCCCTGAAGCTGTCAACCTTATTTTTACTCGCGTATAAAGTGATTGACTTATCTCAGAAAATCCTATACACTTGGCAGGTGGTTGGGGATGGCGGTTAATATATATAGGGCGGGCCCACCCTCCGGGGCGGGCCCACCCGCTTGAAGACTTACTGAATGTGCGTGCGCGCGCGCTTGAAGACTTATTGATATGTTTTATTTTTTTTTAGGTCAAGGTGCCAGCCGCGTTATTTAACGGGCCGTTGGCCCGGCGTCCTTGACCCAGTATCTCATTTCAACACCACTACGATTAGGTTGTTCCATAGCTATCAACCGGCGGAGATGAGATACTGGCTCAAGCTTGGAGATTTCATATTAACCCATATGCGCTTAACGTACGAACGCATATGAGCAAACCCCTTTGCATTGTATAGCCTAGGCGCAATGCAATTAAGCTTTGTTCATATTTAAAACCAAACGTCTTTAATAATCATAAACAATAAAAAGCAAAAACCTAATATTGGTATGAGAAAAATGCTATCTACTATATCCAAAAGATCACCCATAGACCGAGAGCAATGGCGAAAATATTTCCCGCCCAAACCCATTTTGGATAAGTTTTAATTATTTCTTTAATTGTGTTTCCGTATATCATCATAGAATATCTTATATATTACTTGACGATAGCTTGTCAATAGCTTATAAATCTTTTTATGTTTAACTCTAACAGAAAGAAACAAATGGCTAGACTAAGATTAAATCAAGAGTATCGTAATAAGATATCAAATCGTATGCGAGTACATCTTGAACAAGAGAACACGCAAGAGAAAGAAAAATTCTTTCAATTACGTGAACAAATGAAACCACTTCAAAATGAAACTTGGAACTTGGCAAAAGAAATAGTAAGCCGACATTACACACCCGAAGATATTAAAATGGCTTATCATTTACAAGACAAGTTTGAAAATGTTGACACTATTGCAAAAGATAGTTGTTTCCATTTTGGTTATCAAGGTCAAGTCGAAGATCGTGATGACAATGACAATCCAATAATAAAAGACAAGTACATTGAAAGTCATTTTGACTTTAAACTTAATGGCAATATCAATGGTCAAGAAAGTGGTCGGCAAAATGATTTTGCTTATGCCATGTATCGTGATGAACTCAAAGGTCGAGAGGGTTGCAATCCCGATATTAATATCGAGCAAAAAGATAATCAATCAAATCCCCATTGGACAAAGGTTGATGACGCAAACTCAAAATATCTTGGACTTGGTTCAAGTGGTCGAGAGAGTGATGATCACGTAAAATTTTCACAAGAGTGGAATAAAGATTATGTCCTCGATTTAATTGGTCGAGAATATTGTCGTGATCGTTCTATTGCTTGTAAAGAAAATGAGTATCAAATCTTGATGACTTGGCAACAGGCTAAAGGTCAATTAATCATGGCGCATGATAAATGGATATCAAGTGTTTTAAATCAAGTTGGAAAAATAAAGACTTGGTTAAAATCTTGGAAATATCTTGATGAGGCTTTAGACTTTGCGAAGAAAGCAAATTGTCCGATTGATGAGGCAGAAATTATTAGATGTAATTCAACAGGACTTGCAATCTTTAATCCTCAAAATTGTGCTGACTATCTTGAAAGCATGAAGAATAAAGATGTATCAAGAGAAGATAAAATCAAGGCAAGACTACAATACAACCAACAACAATCCACACAATAAATCGTTTGACATATCTAGGATAAACATTTAATATCCTAGATATGTATAACACTAACGAAAGGGATAAAATGGCAAAAGAATATGACCATACAGATCACATGGTAGTTATGTCAGAACTACTTGTTTTGTATAAATTAAAAAATGAAACACAAAGCAAAATAGATGTGGCTGAAAAAACAAATGAAAGAATGAAAGAGTTGCAAAAGAAGAAAGAGGATAATGATGACGAAATCCCCTTTTAAAGACGCAATCTTTTATATCAAATATTACGCAACCAAACATGGTTGCGTGATTGAACGTAAAGCAACTATTGATGATGTTTGCAAACAAGAATTTACTGCTAAAGGTGGTTATCCTTGTTTCAACTATGTTGATGTTTGGGCAACTGTAAAATTTGGCAAGACACAATATAGAACTGCAACTCATAAATGGGAGTTTAATGATAAGCAAACTTTAATCTTACAATGATGAAATATTGTCAAGGAACAAGTTGCCACGAATACAAAACAAAAGATCGTATTCGTGGCACGAAAGGAAACAAGAGTTATCAAACTAGACGCAGATCATCTTTTTATTATGGCAAAGGAAATTTTTGTTGCCAAACTTGTTTGTATGATTGGATTAATAAACACATTGAACAGGCATTAAATCATTTCGGCAGAACAACTGAACCGAAGAAAACAATGTGTGATCAAGCTTGGTATAAAGATTATAGTCGTAGTTATGATGGCAACATCAATGGTCATTCTACTTTTAGTCATTACTTCGTTAATGATTTACTTGGTCAACGTATTCCAATTACTGAACAACAATATGATGACACGAATATAATTACACCGAATAACTTATCCCAATAAGTTAGACAGATGAGGCGCTGAAATGCGCCTCATTCTATTTGCGTGTCAAGATAAATCTCACAATATCCCATGTTATTATTGCATAGCTCAGCTCTCAGCTAATCAGGGGCGGGCCCACCCCAAATCTTATAGAGGTACCAGAGGGCGGGCCCACCCGCCCTTCGGGCTTACCCCCCACCCCCTTAAACAAGAAAATAGGGGTCCCAACTTTACCCTTTATTGCTTAATTCAGACAGCCATGGTATTGGTTTTATAAACGGTTCTATATGATAATCGCTGACGAAAAATTTATAAAAAAATTACCACTAGCCGAGCAGAAGGAGTATTTACATGCTCTTGCAAAGGCTGATCAAACAGAAACCAGAAACAAGGTCTCAGAGAATTTTTTAGATTTTATCCAGTACATTTGGCCTGAGTTTATAGGGGGTCGTCATCATCAAATTATTTCTGAAAAATTTAATAAGATCGCTTCTGGCGAAATTAAGCGATTAATTGTGAATATGCCACCTAGGCATACAAAATCAGAATTTGCTTCTAATTATCTACCGGCATGGATGATTGGAAAAAATCCAAAATTAAAAATAATTCAAGCTACCCATACAGCAGAATTAGCCATACGATTTGGTCGTAAGGCTAAGCATGTTATCGATTCCCCGGAATATCAAGAAATTTTTGAAACTTCGCTGCAAGAAGATAGTAAGGCAGCAGGTCGCTGGGAAACAGCGCAAGGAGGTGAGTATTTTGCGGTAGGGGTAGGAGGTGCCATGACAGGAAGAGGAGCTGACTTATTAATCATTGATGATCCACATAAGGAAAAGGATTTATTAAGCCAAAATTCCTTCGAAAAAGCCTATGAGTGGTATACCTCCGGTCCTCGTCAACGTTTACAACCAGGCGGCCGGATCGTTTTAGTTATGACACGTTGGTCAACGAACGATCTTACGGGTCAACTGATTAAGGCTCAGGGAGGAGTTAAAGCTGATCAATAGGAAGTAGTTGAG